TTAAATTACCAGGATCGTCTGTTCCGCCTAAACTTCGTGGAACAATATGATGTATTTCGGAATAGCCTTCTAATAATCTAGATTTGGCATTGTCAATGATTTTGTTATACCAGATGGTGTATTTGTTTTGCAGAAACATATAGTATCCTCTCGTATATATTTATACGAACTGGATAGGATATGCAGATTATACCCCATATTTGTTCTTTTTCCGTGCGGCAACTGGGCTTTGTTTGCCTGTGCTTTCAAGTTCTTGGCTACGCATATCACCGTGATTAACATCTTCGTAGTGTGCACCAACTGCTTCGTAGGCTTTTTTAAGCATGTCTTGATCAGCTTGTGTATATGGTGCTGTTACTTTCCATTTGCCTACCCAAGATTCTTTATCTGTGTCAGGAACACTTTTGCCGTCAGTACTAGCAACTGCTAGTCCTAAACGATATAGTGTATAATCGCTGTTCCAGTGATCACCATCTGTAAACTTGTTTAAGCCACGTGTTGGTTGTTGCTGACGCTTTAATAGTTTGCCCACTGTGGCTTCTGTAATTACTTCATTAATTTTCATATTATCCTGTTACCCATGTTAGTGGCATACCACCGTCAACGTAGTTCTTTAAATCTTCCTCTAGCTTTTCCATTTCAGCTTGAGCTTCTGTTTTTAGTGCTGCACCGTTTAGACTTGTACCACCGCTAGGGCCAGCAATAGTGTTAAATTTCTCACGAGCTTCGCCCACAATACGTTTAGCAAAACTGTACGAGTATTCTTGTAACCACGGAAATGCCTGGAAGTCATTTAACAACATAATATCAGGCTTGTAGTTGTATAAGTGTAGCATTACGCTTTCTGTTAGTTCACCAAAGCCGGGACCTTGATGCGGCATCTTACGTACAATAACTAATTTCTTAGTCGCCGGGTTGAACGTAAAGTTCATGTGCCCACCAAACATACGCATAGCCAGCTCTTGATACTGAGTAAACAGTTCGTAGTTAACTAAACCGCCTACACGCCCTGCTACTAGCATGTATGTGTTTAGGTAGCCCGATGCAAATGGTTCAAACTGACTCGCTGTAGTACCTGTAACTGAGCCAATACCACGACGATAAATGTAGCGTACTGTCATAACTTCTTTTGGCAGTATGTACTCTTGTGTTTCTGGTAGTAAGTCTAGAAATGCATAACTTTCTTCTTGACTGTTGCTGGAACGCTGACGATACTTGATTAGGGCTTGATTAATAGCTAGGTCGTAGTGTTCTTTATCTAGCTCTACGTCCACAATGCCATCAGCTAGACGTAAACGAATATAGTCCACAATAGCTGTGCGTCTAGCATTAAGCTCACGTGTTAAATCGCCCTGTGTAACTAGAGCATCGTCATAGGCTATTTGCCCATGTCCGGTGCCAGTTTCTGGATCGTAGAGATTCGCAGTAGTTAAACTACCCTTGTCTGATAAATTGGTTTCTGCTGTTACATTGCCGCTAAATGGTGTACTCATTCATAGTTCCGTTAGTTCAATATATTTATTGAACTTTTAAGAGAACTGTATCCGAATTCATACGTCCATTGCCCTGTGTTTCTGTGGCTTTAATATCCTCTAAGAACTTGCGTAACTGCACCTTGGTAGATTTAGCAAACTCTTTGAGCTTTTCTTCGGGCTTACGCAGAGTCTTGCCCACACTCTTTACTTCGTCGTAGCCGGTAATGCTTGTGCCCTTAACACCCAACGGACCAGTTAAAGTGTCTGCAACATACTTGTAGAGTTTGCGTGTCTTAGAGTTATAAACCCAAAGTTCTTGTGCGCCTACAATATCTACAGGGTTGATACTTACTAGCTTCAGGGTCTTTTCTTCTTTCAAGTACTTGAGCTTGCTAACAACCTTTTCTTTGTTAGGAGCACGTTTGACCCTAGCTTTCTTTTGTGTCTTTTTAACACTACGGTACTGATCCAGGTCACTTAACAGTTGATCCAAAAATGCATGATGACGTTTGTAGTCTGCTGCTTTGTAATGCCGGTAGGCTTCTTCAACTTGCTCGTCACGCCGTTCCTGTGCAACAAGTAGTTCACCTTTGCGTATTGTAAACAAGTGCTCAAACTTGTTAATTTGGCTTTGCGGTACTGTGTTAGCAGTCAAGTAATTAAAAGCATCTGGCTTAACTGTTTCTCCGGCTATTACTTCGTCATACAAGCCTTCGAAGTGTGCCAGGTGCTCGGCAGTTTTTTCGTTCAAGCGGTCCTGAATAGTAGGAGCTTTGACTGTTTGTACCACAGGCTTTGCAGCATCTACAACAACTTCCGGTTCTAAGTCATCTGAGTTAATTGCTTCGTGCAATCTATCTTTTAAATATGTTAATTCTTTTTCCCGCATTGGCATGCCTTGACGTGCTGCCATAACTAAACCACATGCTGTCATAGGCAATGCACGATCTGGACTGCGTATAAACTTGCTAACATCTGCTTTTGCATAAGCATTGTCCTGCATCCACTTGACCACATGTTTCTTACAATCCTTTTGACTGTAATAATAATTGTAATAAAAGAAACTTTTGCGTAGGAAGTGATCGAATTCATCTTGTGTCATTTTTACTGCACGTTCAGTGTCCCACACAGGTTCAGTGCCTGTGTACTTTTCATCACTAAACGCAGGGTCACGTGTTTTTGCAGGTGCCTTGCGAGGTGCTTTTATGCTTTGTGCTAGTGCCATTTTTGCTCCTTATTGTACGGAATATGCTATTATACTACTCTTCTGGCTTTTTGTCAATCAGTGTTGCGAAAACCAGCCATTGTTGCAAATGTGCTAAGTGTTCCCTAACTGTTGCTAGATTAGCAAGATAGGTTTGGTTATAGCCTGTACGTCTCATGTCAATTTCAGATTTACTTAGCTCCGTAACTGCTAGTTGCAAATTATCTAACATTTTGGCTAGCTGCTTTTTTGAGCCAAAATCGTGTAAACTACGCAACGCACGGCGAAGTTCTGAATCCACACGGGACCAATCATTTAATGAGTTAAATTCATACATAGCCCCAATTATACAGCGTCCGCTCATTAATGTCAAACTAAATACTAGATAGTAAGGATATAACAGTGCCTAGATTATCACTTTGGAAAGACGGACAACATAGCAACGATTACAAGTTCTTTGACCGCAGAATTTCGGAAATGTTCACGCTTGGCGGAACGGGGATTTTGTGCCACAAATATTTGGGTACATTTAACGGGAATGTAACTACGGCTACCCCAACTAATCCATATTATGATAATGCCAGTGCCCAAAATATCCAGGACTTGCTATTCTTAGAAAACCGTGACCGCAAATATGATCCAGATGTTTACATCATGCGCGGCATTTATCAAGTACAAGATAACAGTTTTGACCTAAGCCAATTTGGATTGTTTTTACAAACTGGTACATTGTTTATGACGTTCCATATTAACGATATGGTACAGAATTTGGGTCGTAAACTAATGAATGGTGATGTACTAGAACTACAGCATTTAACAGATTACAATGCACTAGATCAAACTGTACCTATTGCATTAAAAAGATTCTTTGTAGTCAGTGATTGTCAATTTGCATCAGAAGGATTTACACCTACATGGTGGCCACATTTATGGCGTGTTAAACTAAATCCAATGACAGACAGTCAAGAGTACAAAGATATTCTTAACACGATTCTCAGTGATCCTACTAATGCAAACTCAGCACCAATTGGTGATTATCTAAGTAACTTAAACAAATACTTGGATATCAACGATGCTGTTATTGCACAAGCTGAAGAAGATTTACCAAAGAGTGGTTACGATACAAGTGTATTATATACTAAAGCAATTGATACAAACGGTAAGCCTGGTGAACCTCCAGGTGCCGGCACTATTGATAATACTGAAGTTCGTGCAGACAATACATTAACTACAGCAGACCGTGCTGCACTATCAAGCACAGACAAAGTACATGGTTACTTGTCAGGAGATGGACTAGCACCAAATGGTATGGCAATGGGTTCAGGTATTGTATTCCCAGTACTACCAGATGTTGGAGATTATTTCTTAAGGTTAGATTACTTGCCAAATAGACTATTTAGATACGACGGACGTCGTTGGAACAAGATTGAAGATGCTGTACGTACTAGCCTTACTCCTGGTGAGAACAAGACTCAGTTGGGCAGCTTTATTAACAATGAAAACACTTGGACTGATGCTAGCGGTGTTACACGTAACGAACGAGTAAGTCTAAGCAAGGCACTAAAACCAAAGGCGGACAATTAACATGGCACGTGATTTTTTCTACGATGGACAAGTAAGACGTTTCATTACGCAGTTTATGCGTATGATTTCCAACATTCAAGTTGAGTTTGGTTTAGACCGTAATAACGTTATAGCACTACAACGTGTGCCTGTTTACTATGGTGACAGTTCAAGACAAGTTGCTAGTATCTTAAAGAACAATAGTGAGAATACGCTAAGTGCTGTACCAGCAATGGCTGTTTATGTAAGTGCATTAACTTATGATCGTGAACGTGTACAAGACCCAAGTATGATTTCATCTGTGCGTCTAAGAGAACGCAAGTATGATCCAGACACTGGTGAGTATACAAATCAACAAGGCGACCTAGTCACTGTTGATCGCCCAATGCCTACTCCATATAAGTTAACACTAAAGACAGATATATGGACTAGTAACACTGAACAAAAATTACAGTTGTTGGAACAATTAATGGTATTGTTTAATCCATCAATGGAAATACAAAGTAGTGATAATTATGTTGACTGGACCAGCTTGACTGTAGTAACATTAACAGATATGTCGTGGAGTTCAAGGTCGGTACCTATTGGTGCAGAAGAACCAATCGACATTGCTACAATGACATTTGAAATACCTATCTGGATCAGTGCGCCTGCAGCAGTTAAGAAGTATGGTGCTATTGAACGTATGATTACTAATATGTTTGATAGTGCCGGATCAGGTGGATCAGGTGGTATTGTAGGCACAGACGGCTTTACTAGATCTGGTAGAAGTGGTTCTGGGTCAACACCAGGTAGTACTGCATATGAGAATTACATGAGTGATATCATGGATGCTAATAAGCAAATGGCTAGAACTGCATTTAGACCTATGCATTATAAAGTACTATACACTGGTAATATCCTAGTATTGTTAAAGCATGAAGACCTTGATCAAAATACAACATCAATTGGTAACTTAACTAGTGGCAGTGTTAAGATTGGTAGCCCAGATACATGGACTTCGTTGTTTGATACGTTTGGAGAAGTAAAAAATGGTATCAGTACAATTAAATTACTTACTGCTACTGGTAGTGAAATAGTTGGAACTTTTGCTGTACATCCAAGTGATCCTACCCAAGTGTTATATACACCATTTGTAGATACTTTACCAGCAAATACATTAGATCCAGTGGATGCTATTATTGATCCACTAAATGTTACAGTAAATAGTTCTTTGTTAAATCCTGATACTGGAACTAGATATCTAATACTTGATGACATTGGTAGTCATACTAACATAGAACCTAGTGTTGTTTGGCGTGGTCCAAACAATCAAAATATTGTTGCTCGCGCTAATGATATTATTGAATACAAAAATGGTGGTTGGACTGTTATGTTTGACAGTGCAGTTACTAGTACAATTGAATATGTTACAAACTTAACCACAGGAATACAATACCGTTGGCAGGACGGTGAGTGGGCTAAGAGTGTAGAAGGTGTTTATAACGAATCTGAATGGACAATAATTCTATAAAGTATCTAGAAAGTTGTGGTGCATTAATATACTGCACTACTACACATAGATATCTGTTTTTACTTAGAGCAGGAACAAAACATGCAGGAGCTTGGGGACTAGTTGGAGGTAAACTAGAACCAGGCGAAAGTGTGGCTCAAGGTTTGCTTAGAGAGATATCTGAAGAGATCGGCGATGTAATAGCGGATCCTAAACTGATACCAATTGAAAAGTTTACATCAGAAAACAAAAATTTTATCTATCATACGTTCTTAATTACTGTAGACGCAGAGTTTATTCCTCAACTAAATGATG